CTTGAAACTATCTTACCAATCGTAAGAAAGATGGGATATGCATTAGAACGATACTTTGGATTCTCGCTATCTGAGGATGTAACAGGAATACCTGCATTACAACCAGAACTGAGAGACCAAGCAGCTTATTATGCAACACTTGTCAATACTGGAATTATAAGTCCAAATGAAGCAAGAGAAGCAATAGGCAAAGAACCTGTAGACGGATTTGACGATCCAAGAGTACCGCAAAATATTGCGGGCTCTGCCGTTAATCCTGAAGAGGGAGGTCGACCACCAGAGTCGTCACCAATAGAGGAAGAATAAAATTATGACAAAAGATATGATGGCTAAAGCACTATCTGACTTTTTCGCCGAAGAAGGAGTCGAAAAGATGGATTTACCAACCTACAAAAGTCATGGAAATAAAGTACCTGTAAAAGACTACATGCTTAGAAGAGCATTTGGATCTTGGAGCAGAGTTTTATCAGCCATGAAGAAAAGACATCCAGTAGTTGTTGCTATAGAAGCTCCTACTCCTGCGCCCGCCCCAGCCCCAAAAGCTAAGAAAGCGGAGAAGAAAAATGTCAAGTAAAATATTTCATTGGACTAGCACTTTTAAAGCGCTAGGCGATACAGACGACGGTGGAGTAGAAATTAAAGGTTCTGCTAGCACAAGTGGATTGGATAGAGCTGGAGATATTATCGAAAGCGATGCGTGGACAAAAGGTGGATTAGAAAATTTTAAAAATAATCCTATCATTTTGTTTAACCATAACTACGACAAACCTATTGGTCGTGCAAAAGATTTACAAGTTACAGAAAACGGCTTAGAAATATCTGCAAAGATATCTAAAGCTGCTGGAGATGTAACACAATTAATTAAAGACGGTGTCCTTGGAGCTTTTTCTGTTGGTTTCAAAGTCAAGGACGCTGATTATATGACTGAAACTGACGGATATAAAATAAAGGACGCGGAGCTTTTTGAAGTTTCTGTAGTATCTGTGCCATGCAACCAAGGGGCAACTTTTGGACTAAGCAAGTCATTCGATAATATGGAAGATTATAACAAGTATAAGCAAACTTTTTATACGGCTAACTTAAACGATTCAGCAGATGCTGTTGAAATTGAGCAGCCAAGTACGGCGAAAGCCACAATGGAGACAAATATGTCAAAAGAAAAACAATCTCCTGAGAGCAACCCAGAGTTTAATCTTGAGTCATTTGCTGCAGAAGCTGCTGAAAAAGCAGTTGCTCAATATGCAATGAAACAAGCCGAACTTAAAGCTGCTGAACAGAAGGCTGCAGAAGAATTAGCTGAAAAAGCTACTGAAGAAGCTGAAGTTCAAAAAGCCTCCGAGGAAGCAAAACAGGAAGAGCAAAAAACTGTAATCCAAGCTGGATTAACAGGTGCTGAAAAATTAATGTCTGACGTTGAGAAACGTGTGAATGATAACTATTCTAATTTAGAAGGTGTTGTTAAATCACTAGAAGCTCAACTAGCAGAAAAGTCTGAAGAAATTATGAATATTCGTGATTCAAAAAGACATTTTGCTGACAGACAAGGAAACGGTGATTGGAAGAAATCCTTCGAGTCAGACATTGCAGATGCTAAATTTGCTGGTCTAGCGACTGGAAAAGGATGGGACACACCAATGGCAAAATCTTTGATGGAAAAAGTAAATCAACATTCAGGTGTTGAAGTTTCTTCCGCTGATTTTGAACAAATCGTTTCAACAAATATCGAGAGAGATATCGAAAACGAATTAGTCTTAGCTCCTCTATTTAGAGAAATTGCTATGACTTCTGCGAATATGATTATCCCAATCTTACCAGATGCAGGTTATGCAGAATTTACTTCTAACCAAGCCGCAACTGGATCATCTCCTTATGGTAACTTAGAGACCAGAGGCGACACATACGGAGCACCTTTCACTGGTGTTACTATGACTGAAAGAACTCTTTCAACTAAGAAATTGATTTCACAATCATACTTAGGGAATGAGACAGAAGAAGATGCAATCATGCCTATTCTTCCTTTGATCAGAGAATCTATGGTAAGATCTCATGCTAGAGGTATCGAAAATGCTATCCTAGCTGGTGATGACGCTGATGGCGTATACGGAACAAGTGGAGCTTCTTTTGAAGGACTTCTACACTTAGCAAGAAATGACAGTGATTATACACAGTCAACTACTGCTTTTGCTTCTGATACTGTTACAGCTGCAGAACTTCTCTCAATGAGAAAAAATATGGGTAAATATGGTGTTAACCCATCAGACGTAGTTTATATCGTTTCACAGAGAACATATTACGAACTACTAGAAGATGCTGAATTCCAAGATGCTAACTTAGTAGGCGATATGGCTACTAAACTAAGTGGTGAAATCGGACAAGTATTCGGATCAAGAGTACTATTATGTGACGAGTTCGCTACTCCAGCAGTATCTAAATTCGCAGCTATCGCTGTTAATGCTAGAAACTACGTATTACCAAGATTACGCGGTGTAACCGTTGAATCTGACTACGAAGTTGCTGCTCAACGCAGAGTGCTTGTTGCTTCACAAAGAATTGGCTTCACCGATCTTATCGATGGTGCTACTTCTAAATGGGGACACATGTACAAAGCTTCTTAATTTAAGCTTAGACAGGATTCGTGGGGCGGCCTTAATCGCCCCACAC